GCTGCCTGTACCGTGTCAGCCTTCTCGCTGTAGGACGGAGTCGAAGTGGACACGTCGCCCTTCGAGCCGATCGTCGTGGTCGACGTGATCGGGTTCGCGGCCGTGATCGCATTGAACGCGCCCATGAAATTCTTCAACTCGTCAGCCGACGGCGCCCTACCGACGGCCTGCGTGAACGCGGTCTGCGCCAGAATGGGCGTCAGGTTCATCGTGTCCGACGTAGTCTTCTGGTAGTCGCCGTTCGCGTTGAGCGTGTAACCGTTCTTCTTGATCGCGTCGTTCAGCGTCGACTGCCACGTCGCCGCAGGGTCACCCTTGTCGATATTCATCTGGGTCGTCTGCAACAGATTCGCGAAATTGTCGACCGTGTTCCGGTCGATCTGCCCATTCATCCCAGACACGCTCATGCCCGCTGCGGCCATCTGCCGCTGCAACTGGGCGATCTGAGTAGACGACGCCGTCGAGAACCACTGCTGCACGTACTGGATCAGCGACGGGTCCTTCGTCGGCGCCGCAGGCGCGCCCGTAGCCCCCGTGGCGCCAGTACCCCCAGTGGCGCCCGCCGCCGGAGCGGACCCCGTGGCGCCAGCACCGCCACCGATCGCAGACCACGAGAAGTCAGAGTTCAACTTGTAACCCAAGTTGACCCCAGCGTTATTAGCCGCTGCGCGGATCTGCGTGGCCACGTTCTTCGCCTGCGCCGACAACTGCATGGCACCGTAACCAGCCCCACCGTTACCGCCACTGCCCATGATCTGATTCATGTACAGGACTTGGTCGTCCGGGCTGATGCCCATCTTGTTCATCACTTCAGTGGCGATAGCATTGATGTCCGGAGGCTGCGGGGTGCCGGGCTTACCCGCCGCACCATTGGCGAGCTGGCTCGTCAGGTCGGAAACCCCGCCGCCACCCTTCACCCAGTCGCTCAGATCCTGGGTGTACTGCGCGTTCGCGGCAGCCATCGACGGGTACAGGTGGCCGTTGTAGATGACAGCGTCATCCTCGGTCAACTGCAGACCCGCCCACTGCGAGTCCGCCGTCATCACTTCCTGGTTGATCCAGTCGGCCAGGAAGTTCGCCCCGGGCTCCACGTTGACGTTCGACGTCGACCCGGCGATAGTCACCGGAACCGTCGCCTGAGCGCCAGTAGCGCCCGGGGCCTGACCGCCGACAGCGGGCGGAGTGGGGATATCCTGCTGCGCCTGCAAGGCAATAGCCTCTTGACTAGCGTCCGTAGGACCGCCAGTGCCAGGTGCGTTAGCCATCAGATACCCCCAACCGCCGCGATGTCGGTCTGCTCCATGTCACGGAACAGCGAGTTGTAAAGCATTTGCCCAGTCGGCGAACCGTTCGCAATCTGCTGCGCCTCCTGGTCGAACTGGTTCGTCAGAGCCTTCTGCTGGGTGGTCTTCGCCATCCCGTGGGCCATGATCCCCGCCATGTTCGACTGGTACTGCACAAACAAACCAACGAAACCGTTCATGACCTTCCCGGCCTGCGTGTTCAACAGCTCCGGATGCGCGTCCAACATCTGCACCATCTGAACCACCGTCTGGTTCCGGGTGTCGGCACGGTTGCTGGAGTCGTTCACGTACGTAGCCACATCCGGGTTCAGGGCCAACCAGGGCTGGATCTTCGCGTTCCACTTGGCCCGGATCTGCGCGGCAGCCGCCGAATACGGGGACAGGTCCCCGATCTCCTGGGCCTCCTGATCCTTCATCTGGTAGTACGTGTTGATGTTCGACTTCTCCTGAACCTTCGACAGGTAGTCCCGCGCCGACAGGTTCTTCACCAGACCCAACTGCTGGGCCATCTGGAACGGCGCGAACGAGAACGTGTCACCGCTAGATCCCGGCTGCGGAATCAGGTAGGTGGCAGCCAGCGGGTAATCCTTGATCAACTGCTGGTTGTTCTGCATCCAGTCGAACGCCTGCTGTGTGTCCGGAATCGAAGGCCCACCAGACGACTCCGACTGTCCCGTCAAGAACGGGATCTCATCCGGGTGGGCAGCCACCCAGTAGTTGTACGCCTGGATGTAATCCCCACCGGAGTCCTTCACCATCTGGTTGAACTCCTGCTTCACGTTCAACAGGCCAGCCGCCTGAGCAGCCGGGTCCGCCGCCGGAATAGGAGCCTCATTGGTGATGGGCATCGGGTCGAACGGACGGAACAACGCCTCAGTCAACGCCATCCCGAGCGCAGCAGCGTTGACCCGGTTCAGCCACGCCTGCTTCTGCGCCGACGTGGCATCCGTCGGCAACGCCAGCTCCGGGTTGCTCTGGATCGTCGCGATGGCCTGCATCGTCGCAGTCTCACGGTACTGATCCTGGTTGAACGCCAACTGCATCAGCGGCCGGATAGCCGACGGCAGCGAGTTCAAGAACGCACCCTCGAAACCCTGGCCGGCCTGCGTCGTCGCCTGATCCCCACCCAGGGTCTTCAACAGAAGATCCGGGGTCGAACCGTGCGTGAACATCTGCCACGTCTGCAGCGGCAGCGTCACGATCGGGCCGTTGATCGGGTGCTTCAGGAAGTCCACGTTGAACCCGGGCGATGACCGCAGGATGTTCCCGCTGATCGTGTTCGGGATCGGCAGATACTGAAGCGGCAGCCCGGTCGCGTGGCCGATGTCGTCCACGAACCTGGTCATCTGCCGCGTGAACGGCAACGACATGTACGTGTTCCCGTTGGCGTCCTTGTGCAGGTACGGAGTCGTCTGCAGGAAATGCGCAGTCTCCTCAAGCTTTCCCAACGCGGACGGGGCGTACCGGAACGTCTGCCCCCACCGCTCAAGGAAACCCTGCTCGGCGCGCCAGAACGGCGCCATGTTCCGCATCAGGACAGCGGCCTGGGAACGCACACCGGGGTGGTCGACGAACCGCAGAGTGCGGGCCAGCGCTTGGCTGGACGCGTTCTTGATGGCCTGGTCCTTGGCAATCGCCTGGGCCTTCGCCATCTCCTCGGCGGTCGGCTCGACGCCTTCCTCCAGCCCGACGTGGGCCAGGTGGTTGGCGTACATCTCCTCCCACGGCTGCAGCACCTTGCGGGCGTTCAGGTACTCCGACACGGCCTGGTCGCTGCGGCCCAGGAATGAGATCCACTTCCCCATCCGGGAGAAGCCGTCCTGCACCAGCCGCGTGTAGAAGCCGTCCTTCGAGTTGTCCTCCACCAGATGCGAATCCGGTGCGAACACCTGCTCCGGCCGGAACTTCCCGGGGATCTCCTGCAAACGCTCCGGGGTCCACGCCTCGGGGTTCAGGGTGCGGATACCCGTCTCCGGGTCCTCCTTGATCATCCGGGCGAACAGGTCCCGGTTCAACTGGCCCGGACCCTCCGCCGTGTTCCCGAACGACAGGTGAGCCTGAACTTCCTTCACGGCCTGCTGCGCCACAGTCTCATCCGACTTCCCCGCGAACAGGGTCATCGTCTTCTTCCACTCCGGATGCGCCTTGATCGCAGCCAGGACAGCCTTCTCCGCGGCCTGCGTGTCATCCGCGTGCAGCATCGCCGGTTGCAGCAACGGGTTGCTGGACTGGTCCTCAAGCGCCCAGGACCAAGCCTTCGCGCCCTCATCGCCAGCGGCCGACTTCGTGCCGAACGTGTCCAGTTTCACCCGGACCTTCTGCGCCCGCTTCCCCGGCTGAATGTCCGGAGTCGCGTTCCGCATAGACCGGTCCGCCGCCTCATTCAAGGCGTGGCCCATGATGCGTTGGCCCTCAGGGTGCTGAGCCCACTCCCACAGACGCTCAACGTCCTTCGGGTTCATGTCCTGAATAACCTTCAAAGACATGCGGCCCATGAAGTGGAAGAACGCCGCCTCACGGCGATCCACCCACCCCGCGACCATGTTGTCCCGGGCAGACCGCGCAACCGCCGGCAGATCCCCGTGCGCGTCCAACGCCATCTGCGCCTGAGTGACACCGTCACGCAACTTCGACACGTTGTCGTTGTGCGCCTTCAGTTGCCGTTCAGCCACCCGACGATCCGCCGGGGTCAGGGACTGGTCGGCCGCGCGGGCCTGAACCTCAGCCAGGGGCTTCCCGTACTTCTGCTCGAACGCGGCAGTAGCCCGCGACAGGTTCGTCCGGGCGTCCTCAAGGTTCGCCTGCAACTGCTGCATCTGGGTGCCGTGCGCCTCAATGGCGTCACGGATCTCAGCCCCAGAAGACTTGAAGCCCCGGCCGAAGAACTGCGCGTCGACCGGCACCTTCCGCAGCGCGGCAGTGAACGCCCGCGACGACTGCGTGATCGGCATCAGCGCAAGCTTCGTGAACCTGGAGTGGTCCGGGTCCAACACGCCGGGGTGCTGCTCGAACGCGTTCGTCGCCTCCTGGGCATTCGCCTTCAGGCTGGCCCACTTGTCCGCCACCGTACGCATGTCCTGCGTGTCGCCCGTGGTCGCGGCGCGCAGCTTCTCAACCGTCGCGTCGTCGCCGTACACGGACTTCACCGCGGCAATGTGCTCCGACAAAGCCTGGTTTGCCTTCGCCGCGTCGATCCCCAGCTTCTCCTTCTGCTGCCGGGCAAGCTCGTTACCCGCCGACCGGCGGATCATAGACATGAACTTGTCACCCGGACCGTTGCGCAGAATGTGGTTCAGCGCCTCTTCGATGTTCGACCGGATGATGAATGCCGGGCGGATCAGAACGAACGGACGCCAGATCTTGTCAACAAGACTGTCAACAACATCCTTGTTCGTCCAACCCACCGTGTGCGCCAGCACACCATGCTTAGCCGACTGGGCGTAGAACTCCTTGATGCTGGGCATCACCGTGTACGGCCGGGCCTTGCCCGGGTCCGCCACCACGTTCCGGCCATCAGGCATCTGCCCCAGGTCCGTCAGCGTGTACTTCGCCTGGCCATCCTCATTCAGGGCACCGATCACGCGGGCCCACGAGTCGCGGCCAGCCGCAGTCTTCGTGATACCCGCAGAGTCGCCCATCATGTGCAGCATCGACGCCGCAATGTTCTTCCGCCCCGCCAAGTCCGCAGCCGCGTACGCCTGCCCGACCTGGTCCGCGTAGAACGACGGCGCGAACATCTTCACGAACCGGGTGAACTCCTGCGTCGGCTCCGACACCGGCTTGCCCTCGGCGTCCAGGCCGTCGTGGTACAGGACGTTGCCCTCACCGAAGGTGGGGATCTTCGACCCGATACGGCGCATGATCGTGGCCGTCTTGCCACGCCACGTGTCGAACTGGGCCTGCGACAACAGGTTCGCCACATGCAGGTTCGCCTGCGCCGCAGTCGTACCCTCAGCCAGGTTCTGGCCGCCCAGCGCCGCAGCGCGCGACTCCGGAGAAACCTCCTGAGTCAGCCCAGCGATGTGCGTCTTGATGTCGTTCATGTCGTCCTGGGTCAGCTTGTGGCCGTTCTCCAGGAAGTCGAACACCGCACCAGGGCTGATGAACTTCTTGATGTTCTCGCCCAACTGGGTGCGGGCAGCCATCAACGGCACCCGCGACGCGGGCACGCCCTGCGTCAAAAGCTGGAAGCCCTTGTAGTTGTTGAAGAAGTTCTCCGCCTTGTGGGCGTCGGTGACACCGGCCTCCACGAGGGAGTCCAGCACCGGGGCGAAGCGCGGGTAGTCACGGCGCATCGACTTCATCGCCGCAGCAGCCGCGTCCCGGTCAGCCTCGGTAGCGCCCTCCGCCGTGCCGGACATGACCGTCTGAACCCGCGCGCCCATGCCGTCGAAGTACCGCTGCACGGACGGAACGGAAAACACCTGGCGCAGCCGGTTCTGGAACGCGGCAGCGTCGGCGATCGGCTGGAAACCGTCCCCGCCAGCGGCGTGCTGAGCGATCACGTGCGCGAGGCGCTGCGAGCCGCCCTTGTTGGCCCACTGCAGAATCGTCGACAGAATCCCGCCCGCGGCACCAGCAACACCACCCACGAGGCCACCGACAGCGGTACCCTCCGGGCCCGCCAGGGAACCGCCAACACCGCCAGCTTCAGCGCCCGCCTCGGCCCCAGCGGCGGCCTCCCCGGCGCCCTCGGCGAGAGCCCCGCCGACCTTGGCCAAGTCTTCGCCTGCGTAGTTCTCGGCGATCTGGATGCCGCGCCGCATGACTGCGGCCTCCTCGTGCAGCTTCCCCGCGAGCATCAACGGGTCGGCCTGGAAGTCGAACATCGCGTCCACGGGCCCGGACAGCAGCCCGTACAGCACCTTGTGCTGGTACAGGTCCACGTTCCCGCCGGTCACCGTCGACAGGGCGTTAGCGGCCCAGGAGGTGACAATGCGCCCAGGGGAGATCAGGTGGTTGTTCGCCGCAATCAAGGCCTGCTTGAACTCCGGGGAGTTCTGCGCATTCTGGATCGCCGCAATCTGCTGGTTGTACATCGCGGCATTCGCCGGGTCAGCCTTGGCCTTCGCCAGCAGTTGCCCCGCCAGCGCCTCCGGATCGTCGCCCTTCTGGGCAGACCTCACCAAGTCCATCATCGGCTGGCCGAACTGCTTCACCAGGTCGTTGTACGAGTCCTGCGTCATCGGCGCCGAACCGGCCTGAGCCCAGGCCCGCCCGATCGAAATCGGGTTACCCTCGGCCAGGTCCGTAATGTCCAGGATTCCCGTGTTGGCGGCCCGCTGCACGTACTTCAACGGGATACCGGCCATGGACAGGACCTTGGCCCCGGCATTCCACACGCTGTCCACGGTGTCCGTGACGCCCGTCTTCACCGCGCCCAGAACGTCCCCGCCGATGCGGGACAGCCAAGACTTGCCGCCCTGGTTCTCCGGGGCCGTCACCCGCGACTGTTGCGCCTGCGCCAAACCGGTCTGGTACCCGGAAGCCAACGCCAACTGCTGCTGCTGCCCGTTCAGGGCGGCCCACGCCTTCGGCTGCTCCGCGGCCGGCAGGGCAGTCAGGTAGTCCTTGATGGAGTTGCCCGCACCAGCGTTCGTCACCTGAACCTGCTGGTCAGCCGACAGACCAGCCATCGCAGTCGGGTACGCCAGAGACGGGTCGTTCACGAGCTGGGGATTCCCGGACAGGGTGTCGCCGAACGTAACCGCAGCAGGGTTAGGGGTGCCGGGGTACGTCACGGGTCCTCCAGGTTATAGGCCGTTCTTCTCGGCGTTCAGGTAGACGTCTTCGAGCCGGCCGGCGATATCGTTCCCGAGCATGCGCCCGAGAATGTCTGTCAGCGTGTACGGCTGCTGGCCCGGCACAGAATTCGGCCCAGGGCCGAACGGTGCCCCATGCGAGATCGGCTGGTTCGGCAGAGTCGTAGGCGCCGACGGCGGCAGGATCTGCGCCCCACTGGGGGACTGCGGCCCACCCGGCGGGTTCATCGGCGGAACATTCGGTGCCTGCCCATTCGGCAACCCAGACATCTGCTGGTTCAACGGCCCATTCGAGCCGTACGCAAGGCCGGACACAGCAAGCGGCGGAGCGTCCGTCCGCTGCGACAAGGCGCCGGGCCCGCTAACCGGAGCGGGAGAAGCCGGCGGATGGTAGCCCCCAGATGCCATTATGACTCCTGAGTCATAGTCTCGATCTCAATCGCGGCGGCCTGGTGGAAGTCGTCGTCCTGCAACTGCTTATTCGCTGCGGCCACCGACGCCTCCACCATCCCCTCAAAGAACTGGGACACCGCCGCGCACACCGCCATGCACATCCCGAAGAAGTGCATGAAGAAGTCCCACTTGGTGAACCGGCCGACGGGGACGCAAACATGCTCGTGCTCGAACTCTTCGTCCTCGTCCACCGGTTCTCCTTATGTGAGAGTGTTCTGTCGAACCGACCCGTTCAACTGGGCCTGGCCGCCCCGCATCTGGGCCACCATCTGCATCAAATTCGGCGGCGCCGCCTGCTGTTGCGGCAACTGCAAGCCTCCACCCGCAGGCGGGCCCCCCACTGGGCCACCTGGGCCAGGAGCACCGGGCGCGCCCTGTTGGGCTGCAGCCGCCGCCTGGTCCTGCGGGGAGGGCTGCGGAGGCGTGAACGCCTTCAACGCAGCCGCCTCGATGTCCGTGCCCTTACGCACCGCATCGAGGAAACTGCTGATCTGCTGCAACGGCATCGACGGGTCAGCGCCCTGCGCCGCCATCTGCGGGATAGCCTGCGCATACCCCATGATCCCGGCCAGGATCGCCTCCCGGCCAGACTCCATCGTGATAGCCGTGTTCATCTCAATCGGGTCCACGTCGAACGGAAGCTGCTTCTGCACAGCCTCCTTCGAAATCAGCTTCGCCCCCAACAACTGCAGCATCATCACCACAGCATTGTTCGGGGCCAAACCCGCCGCCAGCCCGTACGACACCTCGGCGTCATACGCCCCAGCGATGTCCCGGTCCGGCCGGTACGTGATCTCGTACGGCGCCCCGGCGGAGATGCCCTCAATGTTCTTCGACATCCCACCCCAGTACTTCTCGTCCATCTCGAACGCGATACTGGTCGCCTCGCGCAGACCCTCACCGAACTGGTCCTGCGCAGACTTGATCAACATGTCGAAGGAACCCATGAGTTCCTGCACGCCACGGCCCGTGATCACCGAAGCCTGGATGTTGCCGCTGCGGGCCTCCGGGTACCGGGTGGAACGCATCGCCTCCATGTCCAGGCGCTGATCCATCGAGAACGCCGACTGCGGCACCTCAAGGCTGACGCGCTTGATGGCCTGCGGGTTGTCCGTCCGCCAAATCGAGTCAGGCCCGATCGGCATCTCAACCATGTCCTGCGGCACAGCAATCGGCGCCTCAACAGCCTTCATGCCGGCCTCAAGGGCCAGGGACGCCATCTTCGCCCGCGCCATCTGCACCCAGATAGCGTCGTCGTACTGGCCCCGCCACTGCCCATCCAGGCTGGAGCGCTGCGGCACGGCGATGGGGCAGCGGGAAAGCTTGTTCTCCATCTGCACCAGCGGGATCGGGAAGTAATTCCCCTGCGGGTCCGAGTCCGACGCGTACATGACGATCGCGTCTTTGTCGTAGTACCGGATGACCTCCATGAAGGAGTTCGACCGGTCACGCCGCGCATAGTCCACCAGCAGCCGCGGGGCTGCCTCCGGGAACATCGCCGCCAGCTCCGAGGCCAGCATGCGCTGCACCTTCGCGTAGTACAGCACCTCGCCGTACCGGTCGACCTTCGGGAACGAGTCGAACGGGTCCTCGAACCGGATACGCGGACAGTTCGCGTCGAAGTCCGGCTCAACAATGATCGGGAGGAACGAGTACGTGAAGAACCAGTCCGCCGCGTTCACGGAGTACTTCTTCAACTTCGAATGCTGCCAGTAGTAGTGGGCGATCTTCGTGCGCACGTTCCCGCGCTGCTTCGCCCGCTCCGACGTCATAGCGCCACTGGAGCAGTTGATCGCTGGCAGGGGAGCCAGCGACTCCGCCATGTCCAGCGCCGCCATGTTCAAGAAGTTCGCGATGACCGGCTTCGGCCACGTGTCCGAGAACGCATCCGGGTTGATCAGCTCATAATTCCCTGCGCGAGCCAAGCGAATTTGGCTCTGCCGCCAGGTCCTAGCGGTCGCGTCGGGTTCGCGCCTCATGTGGTTGACTCGCCTCATGATGGCGTTGAGATCGCTAGTTGCCACTGCGCACCCCCTTCGGGCGACCCTTATTCACGATCCGGTTCTTGTTCACCCGCGGAGGAACCGCCTCCAGGTGATCCGGCTTGACGCAGCGTGTGTTGCGGCAGAGGTGGTCCACCTCGTAGCCCGCCGGAATCTCGGCCACCATCTCGCGGTACGCAACACGATGTACCACGTCATGATCCCAAGTACCGTAGCCACCGGCAGTGACATCGCCCGTCCAAACCCAGCAGTCGCCGTCTTCCTCGACCCACAGCCAGAACCTGCGGTTCAGAGACACACCGCAGTGTGTGAGGAACGAGGACCACGGCATGCGCCACGGTTCACGGAGGCGGAGAGCCCACCGTCGGCAGGGGTCGCACTTCATGTCCCGAACAACATGAGCCTTGCAGCCGACCCTAGACCGAACGGCCATACGCTTTCTCCATCTCCAACTGCACCGCATAGTCGTGCAAGTTGATAGTCGTGCGCTCACGGTTGGTGCGCCCACGAGAAAGGAACTGATTCGGCATGTGACTACGCTGCGGGAACGGGGCGTCGAAGATGAACTTACGCGCCCGCAGCGTGGCAAACCAAAGCGCCATAACCAAGTCGGTCTGCCCCGCCGAAGTAACCTTCATCTGCGGCTGCCACACGATCAATTGTTCCACCAACCGTGACACCGCGCCGTTCGCAGCGTTAGCGTTGGGCAGTAGAAGCGTGGGCTTTCCGTCGGGCTGCGGGTCAAACAGGAGCGCCATCGAGGCAACGCCGAAGTCCGGGTCATTCTTGTTCCCACGATGCGTGTGGTGCCCACGAAGCACACAACCCCGGGCGAACAGGAATGTGCGGATATCGTCGTCCTGAACGAGGAAACGCTGGAACGCGTTCTGCTCGACCACGAACTCTTTGATCTCGTAGCGGATCGCCCACGTCTTGATGAGTTCTCGCAACTGGGATGCCGACTGGTCAGCCTTGTTGAAGGCGTCTAGAAGATAGATCTTACGACTATCCCTATCGACGCCGAGCACCACAGCAGCAGTGAAACCAGCAGCAGCAGGGTCCAGGCCTGCAACGACATACAGGCCCTGCATGCCCTTAGCCCGCTCGGCCATCGGCAAGAGCAGCCCGGGGCGCCGGGATTCCTGAATGCTCGCGCGAACAAGCTTCTCATCAAACACACCGTTCAGTTCGACGTCTTGCTGCTGGTACACGAGAGCCCACGTGCCGGGTCGCACCTTGTCCCGCCGGGACTTCAGCGCGCGGCCGGGCCACTTCGGGGTGACCACCCCGTCCCGGTCTACCGTCTCGGGCCAAAGACTGACCCAATCGCTAGGGTCGTCGGCGTACTCCAGCACGGCAGGCTGAGCGAAGTAGGTGAAGACTGCGCGGTCGTCCTCATCTCGAAACTCATCACGAAGTTTCTGGTAGAGGTCAACCGGGCCCACCCGCGTGCCGACGACAAGAAGTTTGGCATCCGGGTCAGCCTCTGGAAGTCGAGTAACCACGTCCTGGGTGAGCCAGTCAATTTGGTCCTCCCACTGGTGCGCGTTCTTCAACAGCACCGCGTCGTCCACGATGATGATGTCCGCGCGGGCACCGTAAATCTGCCCACCCATACCGATAGCCTGAACGGTCGGGTCCTTCTCGCCGTCGTCCTTACCGCCCAGGTAGATCTCCGTAGCGGTCCACGACTCGGCCGTGGCGCGGAACCCACCATCCGGGCCGAACCGGCGCTGCAGGTCGGAGTAGGCGGGATTCATGAGCCGCTGCTTCACGGCGTACAGGAACTTCTTCGCCATCTTCTCCGTCGCGGACACGATCACGATCCGCACGTTCGGGTCACGGCAGATACGCCACACCGTGTAGTTCACCGTCAACGTCGTCGACTTCGCGAAGCCCGGCGGGACGTTGAACAGAAGCATGGACGTGTCGCCCGGCTCCCAGCGCATGCTGGGGTGCAGCGACCGCGGCTCCTCGCCGCAAAGAATGTCGTACCACCGGAGCTGGTGCTCGAACAGTGGCTGATGGAGGAACTCTGCGCAGAACTCCGGGAAGTCCGGGCAGTCATACGTGACCGACCCAGCGCGCCGCTGCAGGATGATGTCGCACTGCTCCGCGAACACCCTGTCCTGGCTACGCATGTACTCGTAACCCTTGCGGGTACGACCCGCCGCACGGGCCGCGGGAATCACAGTCTCGCCGAGCGACAGGCGCTCCAGGATGATCTGCTTCGCAACGTCGGACGTCACGCGCCCGGAAGTCTCACGGGTCACCGACTGGCGACCGCCAGTGTTACGACGGGGGCGGCCCCCGGGCGTCGCATCAGCCACGGGGACCACCGCCCTTCTGTCTAATTAGTGAACGCCGACGCGGTACCAGCCGGTCACGCCATCGGAAACGACAGTGCAACCACCAGCAGTACCGGCAGCGCCAACCGCGACACCCACGCCAGCGGTGCCAGCGTCGATCTTGTCCGCGGCGTTCGGGGTCAGAGTCACCGTGTAAGTCGCGGTGGTGTCACGCGCAACGTAAAACGGGCGCCCGGCCGGGACCGAAGCGACCGCCGGCAGAGTCACGACCACGTTCGCAGTCGGGGCCTCAACCACACAGAAGAAGTCGTTGTTGCCCAGCGTGGTGCTCGCGGCAACCACGCGGGTAGTGAAGCTGTAGTCGTCCAGACCGGACATGTTTAGGTGATCTCCTTATCAGGCAGACGGAGCAGCAGGCGCTGCGGGAGCAGAAACATCCGCCGACAAGGCGGCGGCCAGAGCAGAATTCACACCGGCCACCTGGCCAGCCAAAGCATCAACCGCAGCCTGGTCAGTCGACCCAGCCGCGACCTTCGCACTCAAATCGTTCAGAGCAGTAACGACCTGGCCCTGAGTAGCGACAAGCGCATTCACGGCCGAAGTCAGGTTGGCAAGATCCGCCACAAGAGCCTCCACAAGAATCCATAAGTCACGGTCCCTTCCCATCAGAGGCCCGCGCCGAGCGTCACACCAGCCAGCGGATACGTCTGGCCAACTTCATCCCCCGCAACACCGAACTCGCTCACAAAGAGCGGCCAGTCCCAATCACCAAACCGCGGGTCAATATCGTGCCCGCCATCCGCCCGACCAAGCCGGGCGCGCGGAGCCGGCTGCTCGAACCGGAACCCACCCGGAGCAGTCCAGTCCTCGCCGCCATCCTCATCAGCATCGACCATCTGCACCATGAACTCCGCGAACTGCTGCCGGTGCATCTCCTCCACCGACTCGTTCCGCCGGCGCTGCCGGGCCTGCTCGCACTGCGGCGCGCCACAACGCACCCGCGGCCGACCCGGACCAGCCTGCTCGAACCGGGCGCCGCACTCCGCGCACCAGCCCTCCCGGATCGCGTGCAGCACAACCGCCGTCGCCCGCTGAGCCGCCTTCTTGTGCGCCTCCGAACAGAACCGCTTACCGGTACGCGGCTTCATCCGCCCCCGGCACCAAGCGCACTCAGTCGTCGCCGTAGAACCACTCATCCGGGTCAACCCTCTCGTCCGCCCACCGACCAGCCCGAGCCAACCTGCGGGCCTGACGGTTCCCCGTCGGACACGTCAAGTCCGGGCAGTACATGCCCGTCCCGTTCTCCGCCGTCACCAGCGGTCCACCGCACCCACGGCAATCCCAACGGGACATGCTCCACCTGCCTACGGCACTGTCAACTAATCGTACAGGACAACACGGACGTTACGCGCGCACGCGCGTATAAGACTTAAAAACAAAAGCACCACCCCTCAAGGGTGGTGCTAGAAACAAGCCTACGGTAGTTGAATACGAACCAACCGGCCTCCAGGCCGGAACACATTCAACACCAAGAAGATGGGGCCCCTTAGATGGGGCCCACTAGATACGGAGTATCTACAAGGGCACTGTGTGTGCCCCTCACTGTACTGCAACAGCAATCCAGTCCCGGATTGACCTGCGAAGCTAACCTCCACCTAACCATCACAACCACCCACGCCGATTACGCCGAGCCGCAACCAACGCCCGCCTCCGAGCCACCCGCCGACGAACCCAACCCACCAACTCCTCCACCCCAACCCGCACCACACAAAAAACAACCACCACCAACAACACACCCCACACACCCGGACCCGACCCAGAACCCCACCCATAATCCCAAGTACCCACAACGACCCACCCCACTCCAGAGAAGATAGTTGACTGTACCACTAGGGGGAGCACTCCGGAGACCCACTGGGGACATCCCCACAGCGCCCGAAACCGGAATACTTCCCAAGATTTGTGAGACAACAGTAATAAAGATCCGTGCGCGCGAATTTAGCAATACCGGGTCAAACTTCCGGCGCGCGAGACGTTGCGATGATCATGCTTGTGACGTGCACGAATGCGCACAAACCAATGTGTGAGTTGGTTGCCATTGTGCGATGGCATCATGTTGATGTGGTGTGTGTGATTGATGGTATTGGTATGCCAGCTGCTAGCTAATGCTTGCTGATGCAAGCGAATGGTTCACGCATGAACTAAAACCCTCAAGCAATGGTTGAGGGTTGTGTTGTGGCTGGCCGGTTTGGTGTGGTGACCTTGGTTGAGTTGGTTGACAGTGCTCGCTGGTGGTGGCACTGTTGGTTCATCGCCGGGAGGCGTCACGGGTGGCTTGGCCACTCTAATGCCGCGAGGGCTTCTCGCGTGCAGGCACCGGGCGCGTGCGCGCGATGAGACCGGGTTCCCCTGACGCGATGTGTTGGCCCGAGGTTTGGTCTCCGCGTATCCCGCGCGGACTGATGAGCCCAATGGGAGGGCGAAACCATGGACGCTGAGCACTATGGGTCGTGCATGAGCCTGTACGTGTGTGTGTTGTGTGGTGAATGCGCGCATGCGGATCACGAGATGTGTCGGTGCCCGCAGGGCGTGTTTTCCGCTGACGAGTAGTCGTTGTGCAGCCGGGGCGGGCCGAAAGGCCCGTCCTCTGCTCTGGGTCCACACGCCGTGTGGGTTGAGAGTGGAGGGAGGCGTCATGAAGGTCAGGATCAGTTTCACCGTCGATGTCGACGCTGAGGCGTGGATGGGCGAGTACGGGGTGGGCCGGGACGAGGTTCGTTCGGACGTGCAGGAGCACGCGGCCTATCTGGTGGCCCAGCTCTACCGGGAGATGGGGGTGGCGCGGTGAAGCGGGTTCAGATCACGCGTAGGCCGGTTCGTCGGCCGGTTGAGCCGGTGAACACTCGGACACCTGGTGGTCGGGTGTTGCCGTGGTGAGGGGTTGGGGTTGGGCGGTTAGTTGACAGCGCCAAACCGTGTGGCGAAACGCCGTTGAGGCGTCATCAACGAGTGGCTCTCGTTGGTCTGATGAGTCCAAGCCAAGTCCTGAGGGGGTTCACGATGGTCACCTTGACCCGCTGGGTTGGTAAGTGCAGGAACGGTCACCCGTTCGCGCTGGACTTGGAGCCGGGCGAGAACAACAACCCGAAGAACCAGTACTGCTCGTGTGGCGCGGCGCGTATGCGTATGTCGGCGGTGCAGGGTCGTGTGTCTGAGACGAAGTGCAGTTCGAAGTGCACTGGGGCGGTCGGGCCGTCGTGTGATTGTGAGTGTGGTGGCCGGAATCACGGCGCGGGTTTCCTGCAGCCTGCAGCGCGTTGATTGGCGAAACCCCGTGATGGGGTCGTCCGGGACTCAGCCCGGGCCTGATGAGCCGGAGGGGAACATGTACTGCGCTGACTACACTGTGGACGTACGGTCGGATGACGGTACGCGCTGGGTCCGCTGCTTCGACGCGGATGGGGTGGACCTGCAGTCGGCCCTGTTCCGGGCGCGGCTTGAGGTTTCGATGGGCGCGGCTAAGCGCGCGGTCCGCGTCCGTGACGGCTACAACAAGACCGTGAAGTGGTCTTAACCCGTGAACGCAGAGAACCCCCGTACCCGGGCCCGTGAGCCTGAGTGCGGGGGTTCTTGTGTGTGCGGTCCTACGAACGGTCGAGAAGCCCTTTGGGGCGCCTACCACCCAGGCACCCCTGCAGGTCCGTGTAGGCGGCCTGCAGGGACTCGTCTGAGGCCTCCAGATAGCCACTGTGGTGGAGCATGAGCACGGCCCGGTGCTCGGGGCTCATCAGCTTGTACAGGGCCCGCTGAACGTCAGCCAGCGCAGCCTGAACGTTCCACCCCTCAGCGGGATCATTGTTGCCCCGCCCGTCACCCTGTGGTGTGGGGGTGAACGCGCCCAGGACGGCCTCCACCAGCTCAGCGAGCGTTTCGGTGGAATACCAGGCTAGGTCGGTCACGTCGTATCCTTTCCGGGCTGCTGCTCGTTTGAGGCAGAATGTCCGGTATGCGTCGTGGTCTTCGAGTAAGGGATAGGGGATGATCGCGTCGCTTTCGACGTCCAAGGGCTCACCCACCGAACACCTCGCCCTCGACGGTGAACGAGCCGTCCTTGTGCACCGGCACCAACGTCGGGGTGACCCGGTGACCATCCACGTACAGCAACCCGAAAGCGGTCTGCCAGTTCGCTCCGGCGTTCAGGTAGGCCGCTTTTTTCATGTCCATCGCGTGGCCGACCTCCATCCCGGTGATGGTCTTCATGTTTCCGGGGAGCCCGTAGGACTCGGAGATGATGCCGGCCCTGTGGGTGTGCCCCGTTACGACGGATTTTCCCAGCTTTCGTGCAAGGCCAATAGCTGTTCCACCCGCGTAGCGGCTGAGACTCCCTTCGTGCCCGTGGCAGATGAGCCATCCGGGTGCGACGTCGAAGGGTTGCCGGTGCCATCCGACATTGTATTGATCAAGGCCGAGAAGAGCCTCAATTCGGAGGCTCCGCAACGATTGCAGTGCTGGCGCTTTGGTTCGCAGATAAACCTCGATCCGCTCGTCGTGGTTGCCTGACTTGATATCGACTGGACCGCTGAACACTTGTCGCACACCATGCAGAAACGCACGTCCACGGTCAATCTCCTCCTGCAAGGTGTGGGCGAACTCTTCGGCGGTGTCACGCGACCAGCGCGCGGGCGCTTTGCAGTCGAGAAAATCGCCGACATGGACAATGCGGTCTGGTTGGTAGGTCGATATGAAGGCGATGAATTGGCGGTGGAGGCGTCGATCCTCGCTCCCAAACTGGGAGTCGGGAAGCACCAAGATCCTAGAGAGCGGCACGTCGCGCCGCCCGATTCGCGCGCTGCCACTCAATCTTGTATTCCTTTCGACAGGGAAGGCAAGAGCCGTTGTAAGGGTCTCTGCCGTCTACGTCCAGCACGTGCTTTCCGGACTTGCAGTGAGTCTTGGGGACCAGGCCGCGCTGGATATTGACCTTGTCCGTGACGGCCTCAAGGTGGTCCGGGCGCACGCAACTCGGGTTGCGACAGAGGTGGTCAACCACCAAGTGGTCCGGGACCTCGCGGCCAGCCAGTTTTAGGGCGTATCGATGCGCCGCCCAGTGGCGGCCATTCGCCCAGAACCATCCGTAGCCCAGCTTGTTTTTGAAAGCCAACCAGACGTGGCAGCCATTCGGCCCCATGCCCACTTTCTCCCAGTAACGCTCTTCTGGGGTGCGGGTGCGCTTAGGCATCTAGCCCTCCCTGACGTACGCCACGCGGCGTAGCACTGTCAAGTATAGCATCAGCGAAATTTCGGTACTCTCGGCACGGACCAGTCCTCTAGCGGCGTACGCACCGGGCAGTCCTCCGACTCGCAACCACCATCAACGCAGTAACAAGCGGGCCCGGCGTGGCTGGTGTCACAACACCAGGGGCATAGGGCGCTCATCGTCAGGTGGTTACCCAAGGCGATCGATCTCGCGTTGCAGGTACCACGCGGCCTTACGCAGATCCTCGCGAGGGTCGGCGGACTTCAAACCGGCACGCCACGTGTATTTGATGACGTTGCCCAGGTTGAAGTTGAAAGCCTCAGTGATCGTGATGGCCTCGACGCCGGAGGGGTGTGCGAGGTAGTGCTTGGGCTTGGCCACGGGGTCTCCGATGCCTTCGTGCACGTCGGTCATCACTGCGGCAACCTGATCGTTATATCCGTCGCAGTTACCGTAACGATCCTGAAGCCCTGATTGATCAACCACTGACAGACTTCGTCGACTTCTTGCTTCGTCACTCACCGCTGTCCTTCCGTAGAACAGTCAACTAAATCAGCGCACGAACAGGGCAATGACCATCACCCAGAGTGGGATGATCGCCAGGGTGAGCAGCCACCGGTCCGGGTACGTCCACGTCGGCTGTTGCGCCAGCACCGGGACCAGGATCTTCTCCGGCATCGGAGGGGGTGTCTCGCGGGGGATGTAGTTCTCTACTGGGTTGACCGGCGGCAGCTCGGGCCGCTCGGGCTGGGTGGGGCCTTGGGGTTCGGGTTTGCCGTAGTGGCGCGTGTAGTAGTCGCTCAACTGCTACCTCCAGGCTGACACTGTTAAGTAACCGGACGTGGACCACGCCGATTTAAACACGCTCAACGGCGCAACCTCCGTAGCGCCTGTAGGCACGCCAGTGTCAGTGAGAACCACGGACGATGCCGTGACCTCATCCAAAACGACAGCGTGATCAGCGGCCCCAGTATCAACCGGAGTGCTGTAACCAAACAGGTCCCAAACGCGAGGCCCATCCAAAACGACCACGACACGCCGGCCCTCCCGTAGGTCACGTTTCACAGTTGCGAGGGAGTGGTATCCCTCCTCGGAATGCGCCACACCGAAATGCGCCAGCACCGTGGGCCAGTACAGCCCACTTGTCCCAACGCTGGGGTCGTACCAGCCATTTCGCTGCGCATACCCGTCCACCGCGGACTCGCTTACGGGTGACGCTAGTTCGTCGGTGACGATGCGGATGGTCTGCTCAACACAGTCAGGCGCGGTCTGCATTTGCCAGTGTTTGACTGCGGCGGTGTTGCCGTAGACGGCCGCAGCCACGACCAAGTCAATCATCGGCGGGTTCGGCCGGGTAAGCGTGTTCGCGGCGCACCACATCGAACGCGGCTTTGAGTTGGTCGAACGGGCCCTCCGCTGCGGGCCCGGCCGGGCCGCGCAGGGCTTCGACCGCCGCCCGGATGTCATGACAGCAGCAGTAGGGTGCCTGCTCGTAGTACGGACCGACGCACATCGCATCGTCGTAAGTCGCGATCTTCGCCTCGGCGGCCAGGGCACGCTCCCGCCAGTCGTCGCAGGCTGCGGCCCGCAGTGCCAACTCGGCTGCCAGCCCGGACGCTCGGCGGTACTCGGCCTCCGCGCCTGTAGCGCGCTCCAGCGTCGACTCCCATTCGACGTAAGTCTCGTCGCGCTGGTGGGTGCGCTGAGCTAGGGAGCGTTGCAGTTCTTCGATGGCGTCGGCGGCGCGTCGACATGCTGAACTCGGGCAGCAGAAGTCTTCCTCCTGGCAGGTGCCCCAGTCGCGCAGTTCGGCGACGAGTTCGCTGTAATCAGTCACGGTCCCTGTCCTCCTCACGCATTGACTCCGGGTTGTACAGCACCCGCAACGGGCCAACCGCGAGGTTCAGCGACTCCCACGTCGCCTCCCCCATCCGGTGATGCGTGGCCTTCCAGCGCGAGGCGCCCTTGAACGATCCCCGCCGCTGCCACGCACGGCCCTTCGCGTCCAGCACCACGGAGCCGACGGGCGGCTCGGGCGGCAGGGCGGGAGACAGAACCTCGGGTGCCGACAGCATCACCCTGTTCGGAACACGGAACTCCAGGTCCTCGTACTTGAACGTCGTCCCCGTCTTGTCCGGGTCGATGGCGTAGCCGATTTTGACGAACTCGGCTTCGAACGTCACGCGCACTTTGTCACCCGGCTTAGGACTCGACATCGAACCGCACTCCCTCAACGCTCGGACACACGGGACACTGAATATCCGGCTGCACAACGCTCCTGCAGCCCATAGACGGCGACGACACGTTGATCAGCACGTCCCGCCACTTCGCGTCAGCCCCACACGCGGGACAGGCCGCAATGTAGGGCACTGCTCCGACGAGCGAGTTGAACTTCTCGTCATCGGCGAGATACCAGCGATCAGACATCAGCCCACGGCCCTCTCCGCTTCAAACAACACCGCGAACACGTCCACACGCCCTTCGGCCACGACGTAACCCTCCATCGGGCCTTGCACAACTGCCGGCACACCGGGCAATGCTCCATCGGCCGCGTCGATGGTTTCCGGTATCTGCGCCACCCGCGCCGTTTCACCGGGGCTCCTTGAGCATGCGGCAGCACAGTTCAGCCAAGCTGGCTACCGGCCACCGTCGCCCACACACTTCGCAAGCCGGGCCCGCAGGGCGTCCGGCCCCTCCTTGACCAGTAGCGATGATGTATCTTCTCCATCCGGTAGCTTCAGAACACGTCCTCGAAGTTTTCGTGCCACAGTGCGGGCTGCGTCCCGCCCAGGAGCGTCTCCGTCCGCAACAACGGCGATGTGTCGCCAGTCAGGTCCGATAGCTCGGGCGAAGGTGTCTCGCCAGTTCTTGACCCCCGGGTATGCGACAGCAGGGACTCCCAGTCCTTCAGACCAAACAAGCGCATCCAGTTCACCCTCCGTGACCACCAGGACGTCCTCGTCCCGTATCAGGTTGTGAGTCCCGTACAGCAGCGGCGGCACATCGTCCTGCGCAACGTATTTCGGATGCCCGAATTCCTTGCATTCATGCTCCTGAATGCAACGCAGTTTGTATGTTATCGGACCGGTCATTGTCAGGTACGGGATAACCAGCCGACGGTCAGAAGAGACCCCGAGACGCCCCGCTGTTGCCATTTGTTTCGTGATTCCCCGACCCATCAAATAGGGACCGGCGGCCTCTATTCTCGTCTCGCATTCCGCCACGAATTGTTCCGTGACGTTCTTCTGCGAGAGAACGTGCGACAGCAAATCCGACTCCCTCGCGGTCCATTATGATGTCCAGTCCGTCGCCGGAAATGCCGCACACGAAACAGTTGAACTTCCCGCCCTCATCGGCCCTGACCTGCGCGGATGCGACGGAATCGTCGTGGAAACAGCACTTCATCGGAGTCCAGTTACCGCGAATATAGTGCGGCAATTCCGCCCCGTAAAAGCGCAACACTTCTAGAATGTCAGGCTTTTCTGTCGCCTGTCCGCGCACGCCTTTTCGCACCCCGCTCCCGGTAGATACGCAATTCCTCTTCCTTCGGGAACGGCAGCCCCTGCCGCTTGCACATTTGCCGCAGCGCGTCCGGGGACCTATTCAATTTCTCCGAAATGGTCACCATCGGGACGCCCTGCTCCAGCAGCAGAAGGTAATCCTCGATCAACGCCAGCGTTGCTTTCCGGGGGCCCGTGTGCTTCCGCCCCGGCACCGCCAGCCCGAGGGCGTGCATCGACCGGCGCTTCCGGTCGTTGTTGCACACCCGACACGACCGGGTGTCCGCGCCACGCTGACGCTTGTGGACGATGATGTTCTCCGGGACCCAGTCATGCAGACCATTGCGACACTTGGTCGGGTCCGGCCGCCCCCCGTAGTTCGTTTCCATCTTCCACCTTGTCGAAACAGCCAGCCAGATACTGGGTAGTCCAGTCGGACAGGAACCAGCGCGTTGTGAACGTCCCGCAGGGAAGGACCGTGCGGTTGATGGCCCACCATCGCCCAGCGTTCCCCGGGCCGATGCTCTTGCGCTTCACGATCAGGACCACGACGTCCTGGTCGTAGGCCTTGGCCTTCAGCTCGGCCGTTACCAGCCAGTCCTCGATTTGTGTGTCGCTTGCCGTTTCGGCAGCAGCACCACCTTTGATCTCCACGAGCACGCGGCCAACAGGAAAGCCACACAGGTCACCCAGGTCTGCCGTTCCGCGTAGACGACGCCGCTCAACAGTGTTGAGCCCACGACTGTGCAGGTAGTGAACGACCGCAGATTCCGTGGCAGTGCCGATTGCTCCACTACGATTTCCCCTTCGCTTTGGTGGCATCACATCAGCTCTTTCTTGGCTCGACGCTTCGCCTCGGCCCTAGCCCACGTCTCCCTGAGGCACTCGCCACACGTAGTCGTCTTTCCGTGTTTCCGCCGCGTCTCGGCCATGAGGTGTCTGCCTGATCGGCAGTGCTCCTGCGGGTCGCGGCGGCTGTTGTTCTCGCCCTGCGTCACGATCTCCATGTGGAATGGGTTGACACACGACCTGTTCCGGCACAGGTGGTCAACCGTCATCCCCACTGGGATGGAGTGGGGGCCGAACATCTTGCGGTACTCGCGGACGTGGGGCCCGTATCCCGAGCTGTTTGGCTTCAACCAAACGATGCAGCCGCCTTCGGCCGCTACCGCATACGTCCGCGGCGCAGGAGTGCCCCACTCGCCGTGCATGCGACGGCGCTCGTAGTCTCGGTTGCAGTAGCCACGCGCCTGTGCCTGCCGGTCGCAGCCCATCTCCAAGCAGTTACTCATAAACACCGCCCTTGAGGTACTCGTCGTCAGCCCAATCGAAGGTCTGAACCTGTATCTCTTCCACACGCATCTGCTCGAAATTCAGCACCGCATGAGACCGCACGCGCTGCGCCGTCGGGTCAGCCCTGCCGGATCGGTTCTTGATCACCGCCAGGGTCAACCGGTCCTCGTCGTCTCTCCACATAGAAACGACCTGCTCCGGAGTCTTGGAAACCCCCGACATCAATCCATCCAGTGGGATGGGTTTGTCTCCAGAATCGAAGGCTTTTTGGGCATGATGCAGGAGCATCACGTGCGCACCGGTCTCCCGTGCAATCTCCTGGCACTTGTCCACCCCGTCCTTGTTCCGGGCCGTCTCATCGCCCTCCGACCACACCTTCGCCAGGGTGTCGATGACGATCAGCTCCGGGTACTGGCCCCACACCAACGCGTACGCCTCGCATTCCTGCGCGATGTCGTGTGCCGTGGGGGACGACTCGAAGGAGAACTGGACGTTCAACGGGATGCACGAAAGTGCGGTTTCCTGCCCGTGGGGGTCCATTCCGTCCCATCCGAGGGCCAAAGCCGCACGAACGGACTGGTCCGTGCGGTCGGTGTCCGCGGACACGTACAGGGTCGGTACACCGGCCTGGAGGGCTATCTGCAGGGCCAGGAGTGTCTTCCCGCCGCCCGGTGCCGCGACCCACAGGGACAGTTGGCCTCGGAGCATTTTCAGTCCGAGGTCTTGTACGCACCGGAGCGGGCAAGGAATGACGCCGCCCGCGTCCGGGGTATTACGGAAAGCGCGGGCTAGAGTTCGCACGCGAACGCGGTCAGGTACCACTTCCCCGATTCGCCGTCGAACGCGACATGCGCACTGGAGACGTTGTACACACCATGGTTCTCTGAAGTCCACGCGGCCAGCTCGGTCCAGCAGTCGGCCGCGCCCTCAAGGTCGGCGGAGACGATCTCCAGCACCTTGACGTTCTCGTTGTGACAATCACGCAGGCTCATTAGCGAATCCATTCCGGTTGGCAAGTCTTGTCGGCGGGGATCTTCTTCCGGTACGCGGCAGGCGACGTGGTGCCGCACACCCAGGCCTTGTAGGGCTTACCGGCCTGACTGGTGCCGGCCTTGTGGACACGCTGCCCGTGGGGGCATGAGGGGGCCTCGGGGAGGCCGTAGGTCCACACGTTGTTCCACTTGTCTGTCTCAGTCTTCGGGCCCTCTGCGGCAGGCGCTGCACCAGAGGTCGGGGCGGCCGACGGGGCCGCCGCAGGTGCAGTAGGGAAAACCGCGGCCACAGTCGCTACCGCCTGGGCCATGTCCCGGTCGAAACAGAGCGCGAACCCGTCGCGAATCCGCTCGACCACATCCGACCCGAGAATCGCGGTCGCGTTCCCGAGGAACTCCTCAGCGGTCTCACCGCCGATGACGAAGATCTGGTCCCCGATCTTTCCTGAGACCTGCACGTTACTGGTTATTGTTCTCACTCCTTCTGATGACCATCGGGACACCCTGCTGCGCCCACTTCGTCGCCAACCGCGTCACCATGTCCTCCACCGACGCGGGCAACTCGTCGATCGTCAGGTCACCGTTGTGGGCGTCTTTGGTGACCACAAATCCGTACCGGTCGTCGGTCGAGTTGAGGAACGTGGTGGTGCCGTGGGCGGTGGTGAAACGTGCCGCGTATTCGCCGCTGTCGTACAGGTCGAGCACGTGCCGTGCGTCGTCAGTCGTTAGCACTGTCAACTAACTCCTCAAACTCAAAGGTGGTCCCGCCAAATGCGCTGCACCAGCGCTTGACCCCGCACGATGAGCACAGGGGCGAGGGGTTCGGGGTGAACAGGCCCTCCGAGATGAGGGTGTGGGCGACAGTGACGCGCTGCGTCATCGTCTCGTCGTCGATCAGGTCCAGGTCGAACGGCTTCGACAGCTTCCCGGTCCGGGCCATCCAGTAGTACGCCCAGCGCACATCGATCCCGTGGCACTCCCTGAGTGCGTCACGGTAGTGCGCGAGCTGGAACGGCGACGTGGGTTCGCTGCGGCCCGTCTTCAAGTCCACGATCACACGCTCGTTGGTGTCCCGCCCGAGCAGGACCCGGTCGATACCGCCCTTGAACCGGACGCCGCCGTAGTGGGAGACGAACTCCAGTTCGACGGCACGTTTCTTGTCGATGTTCGCAACCTTCAAGTTGCCCTCACGGAGGAAGTCAACCCACCGTTGCACCATCTTCGGGGCCTCAACGTGCCACCAAGACGCATCTTCGGAACCGCCCCGGCCACCCGCGCGCCAATCCACGGGGTCGATTCCCGACTTGAAGTACTCGTCTTCAACGAGATCATCGAACTGGCGAGCGCAAGCGTTCTCGATCCAGTCAGGTGTGACCTCGTTGAGGTCATCAAACCCGACGTCGATCATTTCAGTGACGACGTGTACGACTGAGCCACCAATGAAGTACCAGGCCGGTGTTCGGGGCGCTCTGTAGATGCGCTCTAGCCGGTACTGCTCGCCGCATTTTAGGACGGTGTCGATCTGCGAGTGCGAAAGGTGCGGGGGTGCGGTCACGTGTCTCCGTCCAGCAACTGTTCCAAGCGGGCATAGGTAACCCCGATGAGGTGGTGCGTGGGCCCGATTTCAATCTCGGCGCGGATGGCGGCAAGGCGAGCCACGGCGGCATCCCGCTCAGCGATGATGCGTTCCATTTCCCGGCGCATTTGGTCCAGGTCTGATGCAACATCCCTGGCAACCCGCTCGTTGGCCTTGGCTTGGCGGTACGCGCCCCGTCCGTAACTGGGCATCTCACGGGCCCTTCATGATTGTTTGACAGGCCGGCCGGCCCTGGGACTGTTCATTAATCCGGGTCAGCAATCGTCCGGGCCGTAGCCCAACACAACCACCCGGGCGTCAGCGGACTCGTCCCAGTAGAAGTCGTAGACCGGCAGGTCCGGGAAATCCACCAGCGCCGTGTCCGTCGCTTCGTCGTCGTGGTCGAGATCGAAGATGTGGACCTCGATGTTGCCGTTGCCTGCGTCGATGAACGCCCACCGGTCCCCACCGGTGGCCGCATCCGCTTTGATGATGTCTCCTACCATGGAGGCCCCCGCCCCTGTTGATGTTGATCGTTCGTTTTTCGTATGCGTTACAGGGAACAATGACCCAACCATCTGGTTGGGTGTACCGGCGGACCGGTCGGGCCCGCATCCACCGTTCGGTGGATCTCGCGTGAACGATTCAGCAAACTCTCAGGCGGCGATGTCGTGCCGTGCCCGGAGCATCTGCAGCAAATCGTTCTGCAGGCCGATGCTGGACGCCGCGATCGTGCCCTGTACACCGTGCAGGCAGGCCTCCAGGCGCCGCTGGACGTGCTCGGAATAGTCCCCGGCCTCCAGCATCTTCCGCCGCTCAGCCCACGTCGTGCCACCGACGACGACGTCCCGGTCGAGGAAGTGTTCGTCCAGGCAGGCTTCCCGTACGGGGCAGAGCCGGCAGATGGCTTTGGCGTACACGGCAGCCTCGCTGTCGCCGTCCGCGGCCTTGTCGTACAGGGCCGTCTTGCCGGAGCATTTGATTTGATCGAGCTGGTCGACCGTGAGCATGACCGTTCTCCTTGTGCTTGGGAGTGGACGCCGCGAGAATCGAACTCGCGCACCGCGACCTGGCCCGAGGGGGTGGGGGACGGTCTGCGGGGCACCTAGCGCGCCCTTGAGGATTGAGTTAGCCAGTCCCGGTCGCTGCCGGCTTGGTGAGCGCCTAGCCCCCAGTGCGTCTGGCGGGTCCAGCTAGGGCTTATCTCGGGTGGTGCGACATGCCGTCGTCCCCATCAAGTGGGGCCCTACTCGTGCACCGGTCCCGGCCTTCCGTTGTCGGCCGGATTTGCGCCCGCGCCCTAGGCCATGTTGTGGGACTCTCAGTGGTGCCAGATCATCGTAGCACTGTCAACTAACTACCCGCAGAACAGGGCACCCAGCAGCAGCTCAACCTGCTCCGCCAGCGCCATGTCCTCCGCCTTCGACCCGCGGCGCACCTGCGCGTCACAGGTCTCCAGGAAGAACAGGACCGACTGGCGGGGCACGTCCAGGACCGCCTCGCCCTCCGGGGAGGAGATCAGGACCGTGAGCATGTCGGTGGTGCCGTCGTTGTCCGCCCAGAACCGGCAGTCACCGTCTCCCACGCCGTTGGGGGAGTAGCAGCCCTCGGCGACGAGGTCCCGCGAGAACATCCACTTGGCGGCCACGCCCTCGACGTCGAAGTCGAAGTTGACCACCAGCGGCGACTCGGGGTCGAACGACATGACCACGTCCCCGCGGGAACCGGTAGCAACGTGGGTGAACTTGGTGGTCTGGAGCACTCGCATCGGTCAGACCTTCCGTGCGCAGAGGATCGTGCCCGTCCACAGCAGCGCCGCCGAGACGCAGCCGAGGGCCCACGACTGGGAGGTTGCCGCGTTCCCGGGCACCACCCCGAGGTTGATGGCCGGGATCAGCCCGGCCCACGCCCACCAGATCTTCATTCCCTTTGCCTCCCACCGGTTGACTCCGTTGGGAAGACTGTGCCTCCGGCACGTGGAACTGTCAACTATCAAGCGCAAGGATCATCCGTTCGGATGAGCTGCCAGCCACGCTTCGGCTGGGTCTGCCGCAAATGCCCGCCGGGACCGGGACGCGCACAGCTGTCGGCCCACGCAGTCCTCGCCCCTTCGGGCGCCGCAGTCACCACAGCCCACGGCAGAGACGATCAGGTGCCAGTCCTCGTGCCACTTGCCCATGCTCACTCCCACGATTGATGAACAGTTCCACGCAAGATAGCACAGACAAGTGATGGGCCGCGCAGCGGCCACAAGGATGATGAACAAAACGAAGGGGGCCCCGGAGGGCCCCCACGAAGATGATGAGAGGAAGGCGGCGGAGCCGCCACCAATCAACTGCTGTTGTTAAGAGACAGTGTAACGGGACAGGTTTCACTTTCCGGAGGATGGTTCCGGTTGGCGGATGTACCCCACGTCCTCGGGTTGCCGGGGGACGCGGTAGAACCCCTCCGACCGGTCGTAGGCGAACACCAGGCCGTCGGAGTCGAGCAGGCCCATCCACGTCCGGAGGCGTCGTTCCTCGTCGGCGGTGACGGGCCAGCCCTCCTGGAGGGCCCCGTAGATGCGGAGCTTCTTCGCCGTGTCGTGGTTCTTGTGCTTGGCGTCGAGGGTCCACGGGATGTACTTGCTGTAGTCCCGACGGGGCTGGATTCTCCGCATCTGCCCACGCTCGTGGGCCCTGGCGACGCGTGCGGCGACTGCCCCGCGGGTGACGCCGTACATGCGTGCTACCTCCGCCTGACCGTGTTCGAGGATGAGCTTCTCCAGCTCGTTGTCGTCCTCGGGGAGGATGAAGGGTGCGCCCATGGCAGAGTCCTAAGTGTTCGGCTGAGTTGGTACTACGAGTAACTTACGTGAGTGATCTTGCGCCACAAGGGCCGGCACTGTCAAGTAACCCGGGCACAACATGTAGTGTCCTTGACGAACGAAGACAGGAAGCGAAGTGAGGACAAATGCGACACGGTACGGAACAGTGCAGTAACCACGGCGTCAACTCTACCCAAGCCTCTGGGGGGTTGCTCCGCCGCAGGTCAAACGGCATCAGGTGAGTCGATGACCAGAGCCTGGAACTGGTTAGTTGACAGTTCCGCAGGTCAGTGGCACACTCAACTCAGTCCACGCTCCACTCAACGGAAGTAGACAGCGCCATGTACCTGAGCAAGGCGATCGAGGAGTACCTCCGCCACCGGCGGACCCGTGGAGCGCGGCCCCACACCATGCGCTGCATCGAGGGGGAGATGCGCCGGTTCCTCAACGACATCGGGAACATCCCCGTGCGTGACCTGACCGTGGACCACATGGAGCGCTGGTTCTACGGCCCCAGGGGCCGGAACACCCAGGTAGAGGCCGGTGCGTTCAACAACTCCGTCGCGAACCTGCGGGCGTTCTGCAAGTGGGCCCGCGACGAAGGGATGCTCAACGAGGACCCGATGCGGCGGGTGACCTGCCGCAAGGTCTACAAGCGGGAGCGGCAGCGCCTCACCCCCGCGCAGATGACCGCAGCGATCGAGAGTGCCGACAACCCGAGGGACCGGATAGCGTTGGCCATTGCGATCCACACGGGCGTGAGAGTGTCAAGTGTCGCCGAACTGCGGGTCGGTGACGTGAACCTCGAAGCGGGTTCCATCCGCTATGTGAATGTCAAGCTTCAACGGGAGCGGACCCTCCCGATCACCGCCGAGTTGGACCGGGAACTGCGCTCCTGGCTGACGGTGTACACCGAGCAGTGCGGCACGCCGCAGAAGTCCTGGTTCCTCGTGCCTCGGCGTCACCGTGGCGGCAGGGCCGGCCAGCGCAGCTACATCCCGTCACTGCCGTTCACTCCCCGCGACATCGCCCACAAGGCTCTCGCCGCGGTGGACATGGACGGACGGTACGAGGGCTTCCACACGTTCCGGCGGTCCTCCGCGCGGGCCTTGTTCGACGCGCTCGCGGACTCGGGGGAGGCGCGGGCCATCCACATCACCCAGGCGTTCCTCGACCACTCCGACGCGTCGATGACCCAGCACTACATCGGCACCAACCATGAGCGGCAGAAGCTGGACGAGTACCTGAAGGGCAAGTCGTTCATGGAGGCCCCGGCCGTGGAAGACTCCAACATCATCACCGTCGACTTCACTAGGAGACGCAGTGGCTGACCCAAGAGACCAACTCACCGGCCTGTGGCAGGGAGAATGCAACCTCTGCGGGGACGAAGGCGAACGCTGGGAACTCATCAACCCCGACGGCATCAAAACCTACGTCGTCGTCTGCAACCGCCACGCCATCGACCTGCACCACCTCGTGAAGCACGGCACCCCCGCCCGGCGGGGTCCGGTCGGCATCCACGCCACACCCATCAAGATCCCGGACAAGAAACCCCGGAAGCGCTAGGAGCCCCGTAGAACGCCGCAATGGCCCCACCCTCCCACGGATATGGGAAGATGGGGCCATTGTCTCTGCGGGCACGCTAGGTACCTTCTAGGGGCATCCCAGCGTGAGACGCTGGATCACCACCTAGGACTAGAAGCCGGTGCTCTCGTTACCGGGCACGTCGGCCAGAGTGTGAGAGATGCTCTCCGGGCCAGTGACCCCAGGGCCAGCGTCGCCAGCGATCATGACGCCGTCGCCGTTGTTGCCGAGGAAGTTGCTGAAAGCCATTAGTGGTTCCTCCCCTCAATCCTTACCGTAGTGCCCGGCATCCGTGGAATGGATACCGGGAAACTTCTTGTGAACCGCCGCACGGACCTGCTTCTTCTCCGCAGCCGTACCGTTCTGCGCCACCCGCGACAACGCGTTCCGCGCATGAGCCGCATCCTCAATCGGATACTTGCGGGACTTCGGCTCAGCGAAGTCCGACGACGGGAGCTTCTTCCGCTCCCCGCCCGTCAACCGGGCCATCAGTGGTTCAGCCAGTGGGCGCCGTCCGTCGAATGCGGATCCGGCGCAGCCATGTTCTCGTTGATGCCGGCACGGAAGTCCAGAACCCCGATCGGGCCCGTGTCCGAGATCGAACCGTCGTGACGCGGGTCCGGGTTCGGGAACGCCGCATCCGGGGACTGAACACCAGACGCCGCCATCAGGCGGATACGCTCCGGGGTGGTCGCGTAGTCCTGCTGCCGGGACGGCATGAACGCCGCCATCTCCGACAGCACGTTGTCCTGCACCACAACCGGGGACGGGTTGCAGGGAGGGATACTCCCGTTCTTCGAATTAGCCATGCCAGATATCCACCTGTTCCAGATGACCGACCCAGCCTTCGGCGTGGAGATCCGTCCACGTGTTCAGGATGTGACCGATGGTTGTGTAGTCGGCCTTGCCCGGCCGCTTGATGTCGGTGCTGATACAGCCACCCTTGTTGTCGCCAAGCATCAGCACGATGTGCCCAGCACCCGAACTGCCACCGGAGAAGATGAACGGGACACCGGCCGGGGCCTTCGTCCCCCCACCCGGGTGCCGGTTCGCCTTCGGGCAGTCGTCCCACGCGGACGCGGCGGTCGGCTCGTTGCCGTCAGCCGGCAGCTCGTAGTAGCCCCGCACGGTCCGCAGGCACATACCCACACCGAAGTCTGTGCCGTCATGGACGGCCCTCTCCGCGTTCGCCAGAGCCTTCTTCCGAAGCTCCGACATCGGGTCCGGCGCAGTGGCGACAGGGCCCGACCCAGGCGCAGCCACGGGCTTGGGCGCAGGGGGCGTCGGCTGGGGGTTCACCGGACTCGACCAATGCGACGCCTCCGCGACAATCTTCTGGAACCCAGAAGAGGTGTGATAGTTGTTGTACGTCGACCACGCCCGGAAGCCCTGCTCCCGGTACACGATGTGCGCGGCCCGCGCACACTTCACCGGGTCGAACAGTTCATCCGCCAAAGCCAGCGTCCACGTCGACCCGCCGTGCCCGAGCACCTCACTCGGGGAATGCGCCCCCGTGAAGATCTGCCACAGCCCACGGGAACCGTACTTCGACAGCGACTGGTCGCCGATATTCGTCGTGTCCCAGCCAGACTCGTAATGCGCGATAGCGGTCATGATCGCGGCCTCCGCGCGGGTGAACCCCGCACCGACCGCGTAATTGTAAACAGCCCGGCCGTCAAGAACCGTCATGCTCAATCTCCTGAATCTCGTGAAGAATCAAGTCCTCTTCGGCCTTCACGGCAGCCATCAACTCGTCAGCCCTCTCCGCCGCGCGACGCGCGCAGTAGGCAAGGATCGGCTGAGTAACAGCCGAATACACAGTCAGCACCGTCAACATCGTGATGTCGTTGGCGTGACCCGTCACGGCCTCGAAGAACCACCACACCCCGACCACGAAAGTGGTCTGGTAGATGCCGCCCCGAGACGCAAACCAGTCAGCGAAACCGTTGAGGAAACGTTCGGAGCGGCGTCCCACCTCAGGCCCCAGTGGCCTTCTGAACATCCGCGATGTCCGCCTTGACCTCAGCCTCAGCCGCAACGGCCGAAGCCTTCAGGTCCTGCAGGTCCGAATTCAGCAGCGCGTACGCATCCTTCACGTCCTTCACAACCTCGACGATCAGATGGGTCACTGCCGGGAAAGCAGCAGCCAGCGCCGACGTGGACGCAGACAGAGAGACGGCACCGGAGCCGCTCCCTGCAATGAGGCCCAGGAACGAGTAACCATACGTTTCGATAGGGCGAATGTACTTACCCAGAAAAGACAGGATCAGGTTCATTTTCTCTCCCACTGCGACGGCCACCCGTCGACCTCACCACCGACCAGAGCCGCAGCAGCGGCCTGGCAAACCCAGAAACTCTCCGGCAACGTGTCCCGTTGAGACGTGACAACCGTCGGACCGAACGTGTACCCACCGAGACCGATCAACGGTTGACCAGCACGTAGATAAACGACGACGCCGAAATGGTCGACGCCAACGACAACCCACCTGTGATCGCCCACACCTTCTTCTCAAGAGCGGCGATACGCGTATCATGCTTATCTGCCGCGCCCTTGATATCCTTGATGTGCTCAGTGATCCCGTCGAACTTCACATCCAGATAGAGCTTGAGTGCCTCATCCATTTCACTCTCCCGTGAGCGTGCGAAGAGAGAGGGTCAGCGTGCCGCCCCAACCATCTTCGGCGGTCGCCTGCTTGAATTCGTAATTCTCAACCTGAACAAGGAACGTCTGCCAATCCCCGCCCGGTTCACCGAAAAAGGTTTGGAAGATCACCGGAGTCTGGAACCGCACAAGGTTCGCAATACCCTGGACCACGCTGATCGCCGACTGGTGAACGGTCTCCCCGTACGGACCCTCCACCCGGTCATACACGCGCAGCGGCAACGTCCACGCGTCCTCGCGGGCCTGCGACGGCAACGCCCGCATCGAATACCCCAGCACCACCGGGGTCTGCGTAGTCGTGGGTCGCTGCAAATCGAACCTCGCCTTGAGGAACGAACCGCGGAGACCGCCGATGTTCGCCTCAACCCGAGACGTCAACCCCGCATTGCCGACCGCCCGGGACACGAAACCAGTGGTCGAATCCACGGACGTGGACATCGTCACTTGGCCCTGGCCGGACATCGTGAACGAGCCACGCTCGAAAATCTTGTAATCGGTCATACCGAAATACATCTTCGAACTAGTCAAATAGCCCGTCGGCACATAGCGCGTAGCCGACTGCGCATACAAACCCGCACCTGGGACGATGAACACTGGCAGGCCGTTCAGGATGATGACCGCCGATGTCGTACCAGTCACCCCCGAGAAACCGGTGGGTGCACTGTTGTTCGCCCGGATATCCATCTGGTAGGCGTAACGGTTCGTGTCCGTCGGGAACGACAAGTCCACCCGCATCAGGCCGCAGTTGTCCACATTGTCGGCCATCTGGCAGGACGTGTAGAAGAACCGGTCCCACGACGCGATGTCATACACGGGGCCCATAGAGTTGAACGTCAACGGAGCCAGGATGATGCTGTTATCGCTGTTGTAACTGCTGACCCGCAGGCCCACGGACGTACCGATGCCGATGAACAAGTTCAAGTACGTGTTCAAGCACAGCGCCTGCTCGCCGTCCGGCAACTCACACGCAGTGATACCACTCGACAGGACCGGCAGGGCACCCGTGGAAGTGTTCAGGATGAACATGTACACCGCAGACGTGGAACCCGCGTACCCGGACGCGTAGATCGCACCGGGCCCGGCGGCCACATCCGTCCACTTCCAGTTAGCGTTCGGATGCGTGAAGAAAGCAGACGGCAAAGAAGCGGAAGAAGCCGACAGCGACAGCTCGTACATGGCCTGACCCTGCGCCAAAACCAGGCGCTGCTTTGCGTACCGGATCAACGCCGTACCCGACAGGCCCGTGTACATCACCGTCGAAGTCGAAGACGTGTACCCGATCGCCTGCGAACCGACCACGGCGTACACCTTCACGCCATCGGTGCAGATCGTCTTCGCCGTCACGGCCTGATAAGTGCCGGTGGTCGAACCGTTGTAGTACTTCAGGTTCGCCCCGTCGCCCCACACCACAATCGCGCCAAGCGTCGGGTCCTGCACCGCCACCAGCTCCGTCGGTGTAGCACCCACCGACGTGATGAAGTCCGTGTCATACAGCAACGAGAACTGCGACAGGGTCGTCAGTACGTCCACACCCGCAGACTCGTCAAATCGGGTCAGAGCAATGGACGTGTCACCCGAACCCAGCGAATCCAACGTCGGGTTACCCGCACCGCCATGCCACGCGTACTGCGTACGGGGCCACCAGAACCCCAGGGCCTGCTCGCCCGGCGCGCCCGAATAGTTCACGTACGGGGACCGGTAATCCGCGCCAGCCCGCAGCAGAGGAGTGTTCGGGTCGTTGTTCAACATGAACCCGTACGGGCCGATCACAACATCCCACGGGGAAGTGATGACCGCCGAAGAGCCACTGGAACCCGCCCCCGACAGATTCGCCGGTAGCGGAGTGGGCAGAATGGCCGGCATGTGCTACACCCCCAAGGACTGTCTAGTAAATCGGCTCGATGATGACGATGCTGCCCCCACCGCCGCCGCCAGTGGCGTTAGTCGTCGTGGAACCTGAACCCCCACCGCCGCCGCCGTAACCGGCAGCGTTGTTCCCGGCCTGCGGGATGAACGAGCCCTGCACGCCGCCGCCGCCGAAGTGGGAAGAGCCGCCCTGCCCGCCCGCACCGACGGTCGCGGAAACCAGGAACCCGTTCTCACCCGGCTGCCCGTAGATGACGTAGTCCGCCACTGCGCCCGTCGTCGTCGGGTCATACCCCGAGTTGCCGCCGAAGTTCGCCCCAGCGTGCGTGCCGTCGCTGTGCCCGACACCGTTCGCCGCCGGAACCCCAGGACTCCACAGGGTCGAACCCGCGCCGTTGTTGTCCTTCACGGTCGCCTGCACACCGTTACCACCATTGGCCGCGGTGCCACCAGCGGAACCACCCGGGGCCACAACCTGCAGCGGGAACGTCAAACCGGACGTCGAGATCGTCTTGTACGCCGACGCCGCACCACAGGCTCCACCGCCAGCGGAACCCGTAGACGTGCCACCCGTGGAACCGCCGCCACCCGCACCCGAGTTGCACCCGGAGATGCGCAGGTACTTCGGCATCGGCGACGGGGCTGCGTACGTTGTGGTCGTGCCGGTGCCCGGCGTGCCACCGTTCGCGGCTGTACCCGTGACCACCGTCGGGGCCGGGGACTGCAACCCGGCCATGATGTTCGTCGGCACCACATCAATGGTCGGCTGCGCGGCCACCCCGCCGGAGACGCCGGTCGAGTTCGTGATCGTGACCTTGCTGGAACCGGCCGCCAGGCTCGTCTCGCCCACCGTGTTCTGGCCCGTCTGGACCAAGATCCCGACAGCGGGGGTGGTGTTCAGCAGGGTCGACATGGCCGTCAGGCCAGTGGACGCGGTCTGCTTCCCCGCCAGGTCAGACGTCAAGTTCGTGACCGCAGACTCCGGAATCGCCGACAGCGTGTTGCTCGCTCCGCTGATCGTCTTGTTCGTCAACGTCTGCGCGTCGGTCGTGCCGACCACCGAGCCGACCACGCCGTGCACGCCCGCGTTGCTGTTCGTGTGCAGCGACGTGTCGTTGTAGAACTGCGCCGGGGCCACGTGCACAATCGCCGCACCCGTCGAGTGCGCCAGCGCGACTGTGCCGGACACGCCACGGTTCATCGTCAAGACGAGACCAGACGCGGCCGTGACCTCAACAACCTCAAGGTTCCCGGTGCCGTAATCCAAAGCCAGGTAGTACGGGAACGACGCCGGGAACCCCGTCGTTGATCCGACCGTCATCGTGGTCGAAGAGTTCGAGATCGGAAGCGACAGGGTGGTGGTGGCCGCAAGGTCAACGTAGTAGTGCTGCGTCATGTCGCCTCCTAGAAGGTGTAGTTCATCGGGATCGGATACCTGAGACGCTGGCGTTCCCGTTCCTGCGTCAGGCGTGCCTGATAGATCGCGTACAGCGACTTCACGGCGTCCTGAACGAACGACGGCTGCCGGTACTGCCCCGTCAACGGCGTCTCCGCGCGCGTGTCCACCAGGCGCCCAGACGTGCGCTTGCTGATCAGCCGGTACGCGGAACCCAACGTCAGCAGCTCATCGCACGTGGACGGCAGGCCCGTCCCGTTCACCGTGTCCGTGTCGTAGAACATGCCCGTCGGCTCGCCGCGGTACACGATGTTCATCGGCCGGCCCGGCTGCATCAGCGTGAGAATGGTGACGATCTGAGTCGTGAAGTCGTACCGGTACCGGCGCACCGGCTCCCAGAAGTTCTGCGTACCCGACGGGTAGTACTCGATCTTCACGATGCCCTGACAGTCCTGCGGCATGTTGTAACCGATCTGCCACCCGGCACTCACGGTCGTAGCGAAGTTCTTCACACACCAAATGTCCGGCACAATCCCGATAATCTCGTGGTTGATCTCCCGGACAATGCTGGAGATCGGATACTCCGGCTCCACATGCACAATCGCCGTGGCCGCGTTCCACGCCTGCGCCGTAGTGTTACGCACACCACGGGCCACCGTGACAACACCGGTCGTGTTGTTCACGGCCATCACCCGCACCAGCTCCGACTGCGCTGAGTTCTCCGTGCACAACTGCAGAATCATGTTCCGCTGGATCTGCAGGGAGTCCGTAGCCGACACCGTGATCTGCCCGTCAGTGGACAGCACATTCACGGTAAGCAGAACGATCCGGTCCTTCACCTGCGCGTAGGAGTACAGGGTCTCCAGAACGTCCGTGACAATGTCCACCAGCGTGGACTCGGGCACATTAGGCGACACTGGCGATCGACTCCTTACCCGCATCGAACGCCGTACCACGCTTCTCGCTGATAGCCACAGCGGCCCGCGTGGCCTCAAGCTTCGTAGACGCGGGCTGAATCCCTTGGCGCCTGGCGTCGTAGTACGACTGCAACTCGAAGTCGTGCGGCTTAGCCCCAGAGTCAGCCGGGGTGATGGTGAGGTTGGCCGCCCGCAGGCACTCGCCCCAAGACTGGTGATCCTTAGTCCGGCAACCGGAACGGCACATCGAAACCCCTTAGTGACCCAGATTCGGCGGCGTAACCTGCGTCGCCCCAACAAGATTCAAACCAGACCCGGCGTTAGCCGACGGCACATTGATGTCGTACTGGCGCCGCGGAAACCCCGTGATCTCCTCCGTCACCCGGTACGTCCAACCCGTAGGAGACAACGTCGAGTCGTCGCTGGCCCGCAGGTTCACCGAGAACCCGCCATTCACCAGTTGCGTCGAAATCTCCACCGGCTCCACGTAACCCGTCGGCGTCACCGACGTGTCCTGCGCCGGGCCCGTGAACCGCGGCTTGAACTTCACCGTCCCCGTAGCGGCCACGTTCGAGGTGGCGTTGATGTACGAGCCGAACACGTTCACGTATGTTGCAGCCATACCGTCCCCTAATTCAGCGGGGTCAAGTAAGCCCCGAAACCATCAGCCACAAGCTCGTCATGCACCGACTGGCCCACCTGATACTGGTAGCCGCCTACGAAATAGTTCTGCGCCGCATTCAGATAGTCCTCGGACGCAGACCGGATCGTCGCCCAATGCCCGTTGTACTTCACCAAGGTCAGGGACACGTCGAGGCAGTAGCGGCGCCACAACCATTTCGTCGGGTCGACCTGCTCGCGCACCGTCGGAACGCTAAGGGCCCAGAGAGTTGTCATCAGAACGTCGCCGGAGGTGGAGTGGGCTGCGCGGGATGGCCCGCAGTATTCGGGCAGGTGATCGTCAGCGATCCGTCCGGCGCCCAACCGCCGACGGACTGAATCGTCACTGTATTGCAGTAGTCGCACCAGAAAGAGAGAAGCGGGTACAGCGCCACCGTTCAGCCCTCCTTTACAGGACTACGAAGTAGATGACAGAGCTGGACGCGCCACTGAGCGAGGCGGCCGTGAACGAGCCCTGCACCGTCTGGGAAGACTTGGAGGCTGCGATGCGCGGGACGATCGCCTCCTCCAGCGTGAGAGCGGACAGCGCACCGACGCTGGCGAGAAGCTGCGGCGTGCTGCTCGACACCTGGAGAAACCCGACCGCGTAGCGGTTTCCGGCCGTCAGCGACTGCGACGCCGCCCAGGTGGCGGTCTGCGGGCCGGTGCTGGTGAACAGCGTCGTCGATGACGCCTGAGTGAGAAGCGTCCCGTTGTCGGAGGAGTCCACCGAGTACAGGCCGATGCTGCTGCCGGTCACACCGGAGGCGGCTGCGTTGACCAGGTACCGGACCTGGGTCGTCGTGATCGACGCCGGGGCGGTGAAGAAGTAGAAGAACAGGAAGCCGGACGAGAGCGACTGGAACGTCGTCGCCTGCCACGGATCGATGTTGCAGATCGATGTGGCCGAGCGCAGGCGACCCGGGACGGGATACGAACCGCCCGCCGGACCGGTCGCGCCGGTGGCCCCGGTCGCGCCCGTAGCCCCCGTGGCGCCGGTAGGACCGGTAGGACCGGTAGGACCCTGAGAGCCAGTAGCGCCAGTGGCTCCCGTAGCACCCGTAGCGCCTGTGGCGCCGGCAGCGCCGGTAGCACCAGTGGGACCAGTAGGCCCCGTCGGGCCGGTAGCCCCCGTGCCACCAGACCCAGAAGACTTACCGCCAGGGGCGAAACCATAAGGGGTCTGACCGAACCCAGTATTCGCATTCAGAACCACCGGTCACACCCCTCAGACAACCTGCCCCGAAGAAGGCGGCGAATACAACTGCGCCCCATGATTAGCGGCATTCGAACAAACCAGCGTCGCACCAACCGAGCGCGTCACCGTGCCGCACACGTCACACCAATACAAAGAACACGGATACAAAGCCACCGGAACCTCAGATCGTCAACCAGATCGGATGCCAGAAAGCCACCGACGCGTAAGTGAAAGTCGACGGAATCGTCGAAATAGAACCCGAACCCACATAGCCAGACAGGAACGGATGCTGCAACAGGAACACGTCATCAATGTTCTCGAAGAACCCCAGCACCGTCGGCGGCGTACCGCCACTCGGGACCAGGAACGCAGCCGCATACCGGGTGCCCCCAGTAACCGCGTAGCCCGAAGTCCAGTTGATCGTGTTCAAACCCGCAGTCGTAGACGCCGCAGACCCAGACGCGACCAGCGTCCCGTTCTCGCTACCGTCCAACGTGAACAGGCCCACGCGGATCGTTCCCGACTGGGCCGTAGCCCAGAACGTCACACCCGTAGACGTGTAAGACCCGGAGGCCGTGACGCCCATCAGGAAGCAGCAGCCCGCCGTCGGCGTGAGCATGTTGTCCAACGTGTAGCGGGGGATCGTTGAGGACCGGCCCGCCAAGTTGTCCGCACCGTTAGTGCCAGTGGCACCCGTGGCACCCGTGGCCCCAGTGGCTCCGGTAGCGCCTGTAGCCCCGGTAGGGCCCGCTGGTCCAGTGGCCCCAGTGGCCCCAGTGGCCCCGGTGGCGCCGTACTTCTGCGCCTGAATGCTCACTGAATCACCGCGATGATCACATCATCCCCGGTCGCGGTCACCACAGTCACCGGAGACAAAGTCTGCTCAGGGTTCGCGCTCAACGAAATGGTCACATTCGCCGGCAGCGGACAACCCTGCACAGTCGGAGACGTCCCACCACTGGACGCCACCACCGTGATACTCACCGACTGCACGCCCGACGGGATCACCGTCGTGGCAGCAGTATTCACCCGCTGCAGGGTCGGCGTGGTGACGCGCCCGACAATCTGCTGTGTCATAACACGCCTTCCTCACGTGGGTAGGACTGTGGCCCGTGACAAACGCCACGGGCCACAGGACTGTCAACTATCAGCCGCCAGCAATGCTGGTGGTCGACTGCGTGATCCACAGAGACTGCGGACGGTACAGCGACCAACCGATCAGCGAGTACCAACCCAGCGGGTAGAACCGGCGCAGCTTGTCCACAACCGGGCCGATGATGACGTGCGGCTCCTCGGCCACAGCCTCAGCAACGGCCTGGCGACCCACGACGTACGACTTGTAGATGTTCGGCGAACCGGCAACCACAGTGGTACGGGGAGTCTCGATGAACCGGGCCCCGCCGAACTGCCCGACCTCACCCGCGTAGATCGCGGAAGTGTCGGTGTACGCGTGGGGCGTGATCCAGCCAGCGTTGTTCGCACCGGACTGGGTCCGGATGTCGAACGAAACGTCCGGGTGGATGTACGCGACGTACGAGTCGCCGACCCGCGGGTCAACAGCAGCCGCACGCAGCTTGGTCACCGCAGTCTGCATCAACTGGATGGTGGCCGGGGAGGTCGCCGGACCAGACAGGGCGATCGTGCTGGTGCCGGTCTGGTACAGGTTGTTCGAGCCGCCGTCGAGAACGCCACGCACAAGGGCGTCCATCGTGTCAGCCATGTTACGGCCGATCGTGATCGCCTGCTCCTGCTCGATGTCAGTGAACGCCAGGCGCCGCAGACGCAGAGTGTCAAGCTCAGCGTTGCCGTACTCCTGCAGGGTCACCGAAACCTGAGTCGGGGCCGGACGCGCAACCGCGTCAGGGTCAACCGTCTCAGTCAGCGGAGTGGTCGCCAGGGCGGTCAGGTCGTTCTGGATGGTGAAGACGACAACCGAACCAGGCATTGCCTGCATGGCCGGGCGCTTGTCAACGACCGCACGGAACTGCGGGACGCTACGAAGCTGCCACTCGACCATGCGGTCGTAAGCAGTCTGAACCAGGTTGGTCAGAGTGCTAGTGCTGTTATAAGCGTTAGCCATTGGAATGCACCCCCTTCAAGGGTGTTAGGTTCTACGAAATGGAATACTGACGCAGCAGAGCCATCAGTTCGGCGGGATTCTGCGCCGCCGCAACCTGAGACTCCAGCGCCGCGATGTCAACCGGCTCGACAGAACCATTCGCCGCGACCCGCTCGATCTTCGACCAACCATCACGAGAACCAGCCTCGATAATCGGTTCAGTCTGGACCGGCTCCTGAACCTGCGAACCGGTCTGATCCGCAGGGGCAGTGGGGAACAGCTCAGCGTTCTCCTTCACCCAGTTGTCCATCGCCGCCGGGTCACCCGCCGCCTCAGCCGGCACGAACTTCGCCAGCTTCGGGTTCAGGCCCCGGGCCGACAGAAACTCACTCGCATCCTGCGTACGCTTCGCAGCCTCGAACGCCTCCGTCTTAGCGCGGAGAGCCTTGTTGTCTGCGAGCACCCGCTCCAACTCACGGCGGAGACCGCCGCCGTCAGCCGAATTGATGTCGAAAGTTTCGTCGCTCATATTCTTTTCACCCTTGAAAGTGCACGCCAATCCGACCCACCAGGGGAGCGGGAGATGCTCGTGCGATGGTTTCCCTATGTACGCGTCACCGGTCGGGAATCGGGACGGGGCTGGGGATCAAGGATTCGAACCTCAATTGGCGGCACCAGAAGCCGCAGTCTTACCGTTAGACGAATCCCCAAAACCAACAATACAATGTTGTATCGTTGGTAACGTTGCTAGTAGTTCTGGCGCTTCAGCGAAGACGCGTTACCCTGGTTGCCCTGGGCCGCGAACGCCGACTGCTCAGCGTTACCCAACCGGGCAAGGTTCAGGTTCGCCTGGGCGTCATTGAAGAACACCGAGTTCTCCGCCTGACCCTGACCGCCCCACTGCAGGCCATACCGGGAAGCCAACGTCCCAGCGTTCGCCTGAATCTGGGCGACCTTCCCGAAGTCCTGCACCGCGTTCGTGACATCAGCACCCAGATTGGAGAGCTGCTCGGCGCGTTCCTGCGTCAAACCCAAACCAGCCTGCTGCGCCGCAGACCCGAACTTCGCCGCGTTCGCCTTCATCTGAATCGTCTGCATCGCAGTGTCCGGGTCCAGCACCGCGGCGATAGCGTCATGCTGCGTCAAACCCTGCGCATACCACTGCTGGTAGATCGCACGGGTCGCGGGGTTGTCGGACGTGACAGCCTCGTGCGCCACCTGCAGACGGGACTGCATCTCCGTCGCGGACACATCGTTCCCGATGTACTGGGCCATCTGCTGCTGCGAGTTGAACAGCGAAGCGTTGTCC